ACCGCATTTGACGAAGTAAACGTAATGAAGGACCTGCACGTCTCACGCACCATCGCGTCAGGTAAATCAGCGTCCTTCCCAGTGACTGGTAAAGCCAACGCTGCTTACCACACTGTAGGTACACCTTTGTTGGGTACACAGAAAATTGCTCACAACGAAATCGTTATCAACATCGATGACGTTCTAATTGCTGACACTTTCATTGCAAACATCGATGAAGCTAAGAACCACTATGACGTACGTGCAGAATATTCACGTCTGTTGGGTATGGCCTTGGCTAAAGAATTCGACACACGCACAATGCGCGTAGGTCTATTGGGCGCACGTTCAGCAGCGACTGTCTCTGGCGGCAACGGCGGTACAGCCCTTGTGTCTGCTACAGCTAAAACATCTGGCTCAGCTTTGGCCGCAGCTATCTTCGACGCAGCGAAAGCTATGGACGAGAAAGATGTTCCTGAGAACGAACGCGTGGCACTCGTGGCCCCTGCTCAGTATTACAACTTGGTTCAAGAGACATCAGTCATCAATCGTGACTGGGGCGGAGCCGGTGTATACGCTGAAGGCACAGTTCTGAAAGTTGCTGGTATCCAGATTGTTAAGACTAACAACCTACCGACAAGCAACGTAGCAGCCGTATCTGGCGAGAATAATACCTACTCCGGTAACTTCTCAACTACTGCCGCACTGGTCATGCAGAAGTCTGCAATCGGTACAGTTAAGTTGATGGACCTTGCTGTTGAACGCACATCTGGCGACTTTGAAGTCATGTACCAAGGTACGCTAATGGCCGCAAAATACGCGATGGGCCACGGCGTTCTACGTCCTGAGTGCGCAGTCGAAATCAAAACTGCTTAATAATTTAATTTGGGTTGGCTCTTAACTGGGGCCAGCCCTTTTTTTTCATACGAGGACATCATGACTAAACCAACGTCCATGACCGAGCTAGAGGCGGTTAATGTGTTACTTACCACGATTGGTGAAGCACCCGTTAACACGCTAGATGGCAACCAAGTGACAGACGTATCGATTGCCAAGCAGGTTCTAAACGAAGTTAGTCGTGAAGTTCAGGCTCAAGGGTGGCACTTCAATACCGAACAAGACATCGAGCTATCTCCCAACATTTCTGGTGACATTGCGATACCCGCAGACACTGCTCGAATTGACGCACAGGATTTCAATACTGTTGTACGCGAAGACAAGCTATTCAACCTTACTGACCGCACATTCACGTTCGCTTCGAAAATCAAAGTAGACATCGTTTACTATCAAGATTTCTCCGTACTTCCTCAGCAAGCCAAGAAATACATCACGACACGCGCTGCACGTATCTTTTCGGATCGTCTTCTGAACTCTGAGAGCATCCACAAGATGACTGCACGAGACGAGCAACGAGCCTTGATTGATTTGAAAGAATTTGAGGGCGATACCGGCGATTACAACATGATGGATAGCTATTCAGTCTCACGCGTATTGAACCGCGGCTTTAATCGTAAGGTGCTGTAATGGGCCTAATTAGTTCCGCTATCCCAAACCTAGTCCAAGGTGTTTCGCAACAATCTCCCTCGCTACGCTTATCATCTCAAGCGGAAGTAATGGAGAATGCGTATCCATCTTTGGTCGAGGGCCTTCAGAAGCGTCCTCCTGCAGAACATGTAGCACTAATGAAAAGCTCCGAGACTACAGGGGCCTTCACGCACCTTATTAACAGAGACGTTAATGAGAGATATTTTGTATTCATCAACGACAGCAATGAGTTGTCAGTATACGATTTAGCAGGAGTGGCGAAAACAGTCACATACCCAGACGGTACATCATATTTGAATAGTACCGCACCAGCCGCTGACTTCCGCGCAGTAACAGTGGCCGATTATACCTTCATCGTTAACACGTCTCAGACGACAGCGATGACCAGCGCGACATCCCCCCTCTTCCCATTCACAGGTCTGGTTGCTGTCAAACAAGGTGACTACAACCAACGCTATACGGTCTATTTAGACGGCGCTATCGCTGCAAATATCGAGACCAGTGAAACCGACCAAGTCGAAACACGTACTGACGATATTGCAACCCGACTAGCCACAGCAATCGGTACTGTCTCAGGGTTCACTGCAAGAGCCGATGGCTCAACTGTGGTTATCACTAAGACAGGCAACGCAACTTTCGACCTAGCAACTTACGATAGTCTAGGTGATGTGGGTCTTTCAGCAACTTCAGGAACCGTGCAGCGGTTTGACGACCTGCCAGCAAAAGCACCGGATGGCTTCATCGCCCACGTCCAAGGCGACCAGACAAACGACTTCGATGATTACTACGTTAAGTTTGTATCAGACAACGGTACACAGACGAAACTCGGTGAAGGTACTTGGATTGAATGGATCGAGCCAAATATCTCCTATGAGATAGATGCCGCCACCATGCCTCATCTGTTGATACGTCAGTCCGATGGCAGCTTTACATTGGAGCAAGCGGAATGGGGCGACCGTGCAGTAGGTGATTTAACCTCTGTTCCTAACCCATCATTCATTGGCGGCAAGATTACCGACACGTTCTTCTTTCAGAACCGTCTAGGTTTCCTCTCCGGTGAGAATGTAGTCATGTCGAGAACGTCAGAATACTTTGACTTCTTTGCGACGACTGCGCGTACACTGTTGGACAATGACCCGATCGATGTTGCAGCTAGTAACTCTAAAGTTTCCCTGCTCAAACATGCTGTCGCCTTTGACCGTAAGCTGCTGCTGTTCTCAGATCAGACACAGTTCATCCTCAAAGGTGCAGATTTCATCACCCCTAAAAATACGTCAATCAACACAACAACTGAGTATGAAGCGAGTACATTAGCGCGACCAGCTACGGCAGGTAGTGTTGTGTATTTTCCAGCTAAACGTGGCGGCTTTACGGCTGTTCGTGAATACTATGTTGTGGACGATACAGACCGCTCAGATGCTCAAGACATCACGTCTCACGTAGCTAAGTATGTCCCTGATGGCGTCTATGAAATGGCGTCCAGTTCTGCCGAGAATGCGCTGGTATGCTTGACTACGGAAGATAGCAGCACCCTTTATATCTATAAGTATCACTGGGCCGGCCGAGAGAAGCTACAATCTGCATGGTTCAAATATAATCTGAACGATACGGACGTGATTAGCGCTGAGTTCATTGAAAGCTCGCTCTACATCGTGGGGAACAAAGACAGTAAGACCGTTCTGCTAAAGATTCAGTTCGACGCAGGACGCTCTGACATCGATCAAGACTATGTAACACGACTAGACTTCCGCTTCGATGAGACGGACGTGACTAAGGTTTATGATGCTGTTGCGGACCGGACTACGGTTACGACACCATATACGCTGGAAAGCCCATTGGTTGTTACACGAGGCTCCGCTCACGGCACTGTCATTGTACCTGTATCCCACACTGATGGCGTCTTTGTGATTGCTGGCGATAAGACAGCAACTGAGTTCTACATCGGTGAGAAATACACCATGAAGTATGAGTTCTCTGAGCCAACACTCAAAGAAGGTACATCATCCGGTGGTCGCGTAGCGATTGCTGGTGGACGCCTACAGATTAAACACTGGTTACTACGGTATCAGGACAGCGGTGACTTCAATGTAAAAGTTGAGCCACGCTACAAACCACTCGAGGTCTATGGCCTTGGTGGAACTTACGATTACACAGGTCGAATTATCGGTGGTGGTGCCAACGTACTAGGCTCAACCACACTCGCTTCAGGCGACTTCAGGTTCCCCATCATGGCAAAGTCTGACCGTCTTCGAGTGATAATCGAAAGTGATAGCCACCTTCCCTGCCAGTTCCTATCGGCAGAATGGGAAGGCTCAATGCACCTCAGATCAAGACGAGTAAATGGATAAACTTCTAACACCAACTACGGTGGAAGATGTTGAGTACATAGCCCCAAGATTACGCCAAGCTGATATATCAGAGTGCTTTGCCGCGACAGGCAGAGAACCTCTTGGTATCTTGCAGCAAGGTTTAAATCTTGGGGACATCACCCTGACCCTCCGCGCACCTAATGATGACCGTGTGGGCCTGTGCGGTGTCGTACCTTCAGCTTCCCTACCCGAAGCAGGAGTTGTTTGGATGGTCGCTACAGATGACATCTATCAGCACCAGATAACATTTCTGCGTAATTCAAAGAGAGCACTGCAGTATCTCTCTGAGGACTATCTCGTCCTTTATAACTGTGTCGATGCCCGAAACTCCCTCCACATAAAGTGGCTTAAATGGATGGGCTTCACGTTCATCAAAAAGCACGAAAATTATGGGGCCGAAAAACGGCTCTTCTACGAATTTGTGAGGATTAAATAATGTGTGACCCAGTAACACTTGCTGCCCTTGGCAGTACATTTGCAGGGGCTGGCGGAGCAGCAGCAGCAGGTACGGCAGCAGCGGGTACGGCAGCAGCAGCTTCCACAACCGCGCTAACCATCCAAGGCGTGACAGCCGCGGCTCAAGGCGTCGGCGCTCTAGCGGCGGCATCCGCTCAAAACAAAGCTGCGGCCCAGAACGCTCAGTCAGCTAAAGACGCCTACTTCCTGAAGACCAAACAGGCCAACCTCAGCATCATGCAGGAACAAACACAGGCTTCCCAACAGAGAAATGATGCCGACCTTAAAGCTATGAAATCACAAGGCACAGCTATAGCTGCAGCCGGTGGTTCTGGTGTTCAGGGCGTCAACATTGGACAGCTCTTAAATGATTTCGAGCGTTCTGAAGGTGTCTTAACAGACCGTGTTTCGCAGCGTCTCGAGAGTATGCAGAGCCAGAACGAAATGCAGAAGCTAGCGTTCCAATCAGAAGCTCAGAACCGGATCAATTCTATGCAGCCTCAAGGCTTTGCAGAAACCCTATTCAACGTAGCCGAACCACTCGCTGGCTTCGGTATCGATTACTACGACACACAAGCGCGGCTTGTAGATTTGGAGAATTAACGAATGGCTAGACCAGTAGTAGGTAACCCGTTCGATGGCCAAATCGGAACGGTGGCACCCGTCGCTCGCCCTGTAGACATCTATAAGCGTGGGGTAGTGAAGAAGAGTGCATTCGAGGCATTGGCGAACACCCTCGGCAACTTAGAACGTAAGGCCGTCCCAGCTTTACAGCGCGAAGAACAACGCCAAGCCGACAAAGAATTTAAAGAAGGGCAAGCCCTGTATAATACGAACCGTATTGCTCTTGGTGAAGCAGTTAAGAAGGGCCTAATCGATGAGGGTGAAAGCCCTTATTTGCGTAAAGGGTATCGTATAGCTCAGATGAATACTCTCGGTATGCGCTATGCTTCAGAACTAGAAAGCGCATTAGAGCGTCAAAAACTCTACACTTCTGGAGACCCTGAGCGCATCGATAAGTTTGTTGGTCAATTCCAAGATAAATTTGTGGCCAACAACGGTATGGGAGACTTTACAGCCTCTGAACTATCAGAACATTTTGGTGTCACAGCGGCAAAGAGTAATGAAGTCTTTCGCGCATCTTGGCGACAAAAGCACGTAACTTGGCAACGCGCTCAAAACTATAAAGCCTTTGAGAAGGAAGTGGCAGAAGCCACAATCTCTTTATTCAAGCCTGATATGAGCGATGAAGAGCGTAAAGCTGCAATGGGTAGCTTTAGTGAATGGCTCGAGGGGAAAGCAGCATCAGCGAACACTGATGGGATGGATAATACCAAGGTCCTCGACACAATTCTACAAGGCGTAGGTATTGCCGTGCAGCAGTCAGGCCAAACAGATATTCTAGAGGTCTTCAAAGACACGACGTTTGGTACGAATGCTGCCGCGTCTTCCCTTAAGGTACAAGCCAAACTGCTAGCTATCGAAGCTAAAGCAATTCAGATCGAAAATGCCAACGCCGCTCAAGAAGACCGCGAACTAGAGGCGTCATATGAAAGCGCACGAGCAACAACTCGTTCGATAGCAGATGACTTCCTGACCGACCCTTCTGCCCAAAACAGAACAGAGCTGAATGATGCTATTGATGTGCTTTTACAGACCCCTGATGATAAAAACACCATTCTCGCTGCATCACTGAGAAAACAGCTGGATACTTTTGACGCTGCACAAACCAATGGTGGCGTAAACAAATCTGCCGAAAGTGAAATCAGAATTGAGACTGCCTTGATGTCTGCACAGACATTTGAGGAAGCGACTAATCTGCTACAATCTGCAGCTTTAAACGGTGAGCTAACGCCAAACGATGTGACCACAAAGATGAACAAGTGGCGTACATCCTTTGACCCTGCTTTGGACGTTGCTGCAGGTCTGGACTTCAACACATCAACCTCAGTCGAAGGCGCAGCCGTACGCGAACTTTCAGGAATTATCCGTGGAAATGAGTACGACTATGACGCGGAAACTCTCGTACGCGCACGTAGAGAAGCTATGAAACTCAAGCAACAAGTACGGCTTGGTGTGAAGCTCTTCCAAGAAAAAAACAACCGTTTCCCAACAGAGTTTGAGTTAGAGGAACTGGCTTATAACGCACAGCAACTCATCATCGACCGCCTACTCGAAAATGGGGTCATCACCTCACCAGAAAATGGATAAACCTTAATGGAACAGGATTTACTACGCCTACAGGGCGGACTGCTATCCAAGGCGGACTTCATAGGTTCGTACGGTGAAGAGCAGTACAACAAAGCAATCGGTATTAAGGCTCCAACGCCTGAACCCACAACTACCCAAGAACCGCCTCAAGAAGATGAAGGCGGTTTTTTTGAGACTGTTGGCGAAGGTCTCGTGGACATCGTGCAAGGCATTGGCCGTGGTATTATCGGCTCAAATGTCGAGACAGCCGAAACCGTTGCAAATGCTAATACGATGGAAACCGAAAAAGCCAACTCACTCTACAAAAAGACAATTGATTATCGCAACAACGTCTTAGCACAGCGCGACCTGCCGCCAATGACACCAGAAGAGGAAGCTGAATTTTCTGACCGCATGGGTGTTGGGATGGCCGCTGGTGGTATTGCCGTACGAGATGAACGCGTGGACTTCGATACTCAAGATGTCGTCGATAGCCTCGGTTTAACAGAAACTCTCCAACTCGACACAACAGCTGGAACAATTAGTGAAGGTATTTCACAGTTCGTTTCAGGTTTTGCGACATTTGGCGGTGGCCGGACCTTTCTTGGTGCGATGCTCAAAGGTGGCGTTGTCGATGCCACTGCGTTTGACCCGTTTGAAGGCAACCTATCTAGCCTTGTTGAAGAGTACCCTCACCTAAAGAACCCAGTCACTAACATTCTCGCGATGGACCCAAATGACCCTGCATGGGTTAACCGAGCTAGAAATACTTTAGAAGGTGGCCTAGCGGGTATTGCATTAGAGGGTGCAATTCGAAGCCTCAAAGCAGTCGCGTTTACCCGTAAAGCTAATACGGAAATCAAAGAACTCGGTAAGATTTCAGATGATACTGCCGAACAACTGGATGAAGCGCATCGCGATGTAGTCGAACACGAACAAGCCCAGAAAGGCGCAGACAATCTAAAGTCACGTCCAGATGGCATGTTCGAAGCCCCTGATGGCTTGGTTTATAAGCTAAATGATGACGATACCTTAACTGGTATTGGGAACATCGAACCACTCAACCTTCCAGTCAGGGGTGAAGTCAGTCCCCTTCCCCAGCCAAACCTACGGCAACAGGGTGAGGACTTAGGCGCACAAGTCGCAGATGCCACTATCCCAGTTAAACCTAAAATTGAGATAATCGATACTGAAGCGATGCAAGCAGCCCTATCTCGTTCAATCGAGATGGGGGACTTCGAGCTACGTAACATCGATGAAGGTGGCTGGTTTAATCTCGGCAAGATGGATGGCCCTGTAGAAGCGGCTAAAATCATCGATGCAATGCAAGAGGTTCTTGTGGGTTCGCGTGGGGTAAAAGCCATGGGACTGACCAGTCCTGAGACCCACGACGAAGTTGTTAAACAAAGTCTAAAGTTCCTTGCCGATAATACAGATACCGATGTTAACAACCTAATCCGAGACCTCGGCATTACCGAAACAGTGTCTCGCGATATGGCCGCACGTATTGTTGCTGGGAAAGTGGCTTTGCAGTCCACTGGGCGCAAAATTAACGAATATGCAAAGATATTTGCCGATGCTGAGAAAAACGGAACCATGACTGAAAACATGGACCGCCAATTAATAGACCTCATGCAGACGCACGTAGAGCTACAAGCTAACGTGAAGGGCCTTCAAACCGCAGCAGCACGAGCAACATCTGCTGGGCGTATTGTGACTGGAGATACCCTTACAGGGGATTCACTAGATGCTCTTTCAGCCTTTGGTGGTTCAAAGCGAGTTCGCAACCTAGCGAGAGAACTTGCTAAAGTTACTGATGATACTCAGATGTCCCGCACAATTAAGAAAGCAGTAGACCGTAAAGGGATGCGTGTTCTTAACGAATACTGGATTAACTCGATTTTATCAGGCCCCACCACTCACGCGTTGAATATGTCGTCTAACGCTATCAACGTGTTGGTACGCCCACTTGAGCGAGGCATTGGTGCGGCACTGAATGGCGACGCTAAACAACTCAAAGCAGCGGCTAGAACCTATAAGTACCTGTTTCACAATCTAAGTGATGCAATCCAGCTTGCGGCTAAGTCGGGTTACAATATGCGTCCCGTTCTCGACCAGAGCGTCAAAGTTGATAATATTATCCCTAACAGCAACACACGCGCCATCTCATCTGAATATCTCGGTTTTGGTGGTTCTGCTATGGATATGGTTGGTAAAATCCTAACCTTGCCATCCCGTATGCTCGGGACGGAGGATGAGTTCTTCAAACAGCTTGCTTACCGTTCCAACCTACAGGCACGATTGGTTACCGACGCTGCTTACATGTCGATGAAGGAAATCAAAGCGGCTGGCTTCAAAACACGCGAGGAATGGGTTGAAAGTAATTTCGACGCTGCCTTCACTTCTAAAATTGATGCCGAGGAAGCGTACCAAGAAGCTGTGATGATGGGTAAACTGAAAGAAGACGATGCTGTAAAAGCAGAGTTCATTGCCCAGAGCATTGGCAGTTCAAAAGTAGGCAACAAATACGCCGAAGCTGCTCTGTACGATGCACGTCAAGCAACCTTTACTGACCCGCTTAAGAAAGGCACCTTCTCATACTCGGTGCAGACAATGGCTAATAAGCATCCACTATTGAGGCAGGTCATCCCATTCATCCAAACTCCGATGAATATTATGGGACAAGCATGGGACAGAACACCTCTGCTCAACCTTTTAAGACAGCAGTATCTCGATGATTTGGCATCAGCTGACCCTGCAATCGTAGCCCAAACAAAAGGTAAGATGGCAATGGGTGCCGCCATTTATGGTACTCTCACAATGCTCGCTGTCGAGGGTCGTATTACAGGCGGTGGTCCAACAGACCCTAAACGAGCAACAATTTGGCGCAACTCACCTAACTGGCAGCCCTACTCCATTAACTTTGGTTCTCAAGAAAAGCCTTATTGGGTTAGCTATGCTCGTATGGACCCTTGGACCACAGCGTTTGGCGTCGTTGGTGACATCGCAGAAATGCGTGAAATTGGTCAAATGGCAGACAGCGACACTGCTGATTTAGCTGCAATGACAATAGCGGCTATCGGCAACAACGTCGTGTCCAAGACATACCTCCAAGGTATCTCGGATACTGTTGGTCTAATGGATGCCAAAGACAGACCTTGGGAAATTGCCAACTTCTTTAAGCGTCGAATGGCATCATTGATGCCTCTTTCCAGCTTAACCAACCAAGTCGGCAACCTAAACGATGACTATATGCGCGAAGTGCGTGGGTTTTCTGACCAACTCAAGAAAACAAATGGTTTGATGCGTGGTGACCTCCCATTAAAATACGATTGGGTAACAGGTCAGCCACTAGAAACGCCTGATACACTAGGTGGCCTCTTCCACATAACCACCAAAGGTCTCGAAGAGCGTCAGTCAGACGCTGCAACAATCTATACCGAGATGCGCAAACTTGGCGTTCGCTTTGATGGAGCGCGTCGGAAGGTACAGGGTGTTGAGCTATCAGGCGAACAATACCAACGCTGGAATGAACTCATGGGTACAATCAAGCGTGGCTCCAAAACACTTGAGCAACGCTTAGTCGATAAGATTGAGTCCAGTCGGTATGATAAAGGCGGTAGCGATTATAATTTGGTTACAGCTTCTGAAAGCCACCGAGTTGAAATTCTGAACCGAGAAATCAAAAAATACCGTGACAGAGCGTTCGACCAGCTAAAACGCGAATATCCAATCATCAAAGAGAAGATACGCGAATACGACAGGTTTAAGAATGACACGCGCCGAGGCAGAGACGCCGAGCGGCCAAATGTCACCCTCGAAACCCTAGACTAAGTTACAGGCCCCTCTTCGGAGGGCTCTACTCTTTTAAGGAGACAACATGACGGACTCAATCGTCAAGTATGTCGCCGATGGAACCACCTCAGAATTTGCAATTACATTCCCCTATATCAGTAGGACAGATGTAACGGTTCTCGTGAGCGGAACTGCGGCTGCACATACCTATATCAACGATACAAGTATCACACTTACAACCACCCCTAATGACCAACAGTTAGTTACAATTAAGCGGCAAACTTCGAAGGTGCCGCTGGTCGATTTCACAGACGGCTCGACCCTATTCGAAGCTGACCTTGATTTAGCAAACAAACAATCCCGATACTTAGCTGAAGAGGCTAGAGACAGAGCTGATGAAGCTATCGCGTTAGATGACGTAGATGGTGTCTGGGATGCTAAAGGTTACTCAATCAAGAACATTGGTACACCTACAGGTGACGACGAGGTGGCTACACGCGGCTTTGTGAACACTACAGGTCTATCAATCCTCGCGGATGCTACAGTAATCCGTAATCAACTTTACAACTTAAACCCAGTCGTAGAGCGCCTGCCCTACGGCACAGATGGTTATGCAACCTACGATGCTGCGACAGGTGACTACACTCTCTACCTATCTGAAGGCCCTCAAGGTGTTCAGGGTGTCGTTGGTAACAGCGGACCTACAGGACCAGAAGGCCCAGTCGGTATCCAAGGCGTCCAAGGCCCTCAAGGCCCTACAGGACAAACAGGTGCTACAGGTCCAGAGGGTCCTGCAGGTCTGCAAGGCCCTACAGGTATCCAAGGTGTTACTGGTGACCAAGGACCAGTAGGCCCTGAAGGTACGCAAGGTAACGTAGGTGCTACAGGTGCTACAGGCCCACAAGGCGTCACAGGTTTAACAGGCCCACAAGGCCCTGAAGGACCTACAGGTTCTCAAGGTATTACTGGTGACACTGGTGACCAAGGTATTACCGGAGACGCTGGTGCCACAGGCCCTGTCGGCCCTCAAGGTGACCAAGGCCCAACTGGTGCCACAGGCTCTCAAGGTCCTCAAGGTATTCAAGGCCCTCAAGGCGATGAAGGTAATACTGGCCTCCAAGGCCCTGAAGGTCCTACAGGGGCCACAGGTTCTCAAGGCCCTCAAGGTGACCAAGGCCCTATCGGTGCCACAGGTGCTACAGGCGATGAGGGTCCTCAAGGACCTACAGGTTCTACTGGTGCTAAAGGCGCGACAGGTGACCAAGGCCCTATCGGTGCTGACGGTGCTACTGGCTTACAAGGCCCTACAGGTGCTACTGGCAGTCAAGGCCCTCAAGGCTTGCAAGGGGACCAAGGCATCGCGGGTGACCAAGGAACTCAAGGGCCTGTCGGTGCTACAGGTTCTACTGGTGCTAAGGGGGCTACAGGTGACCAAGGCCCTATCGGTGCTACGGGTGCTACCGGCCTACAAGGTCCTACGGGTGCCCAAGGTATTACTGGTGCTACAGGCCCACTAGGCCCTCAAGGCGTAGCAGGACCGATTGGCCCACAAGGTATTAAAGGCGACCAAGGCGATACAGGACCACTCGGTTCTGCAGGACCTACAGGCGCGATGGGTGCAACCCCACTCGGCCTAGCTTTCGGTACGTTCTCCATCAATTCAGATGGTGAGCTTCAAATAGAATATTACGGCGATGCTAACGACAACGATTTCTCAATCGATGCCGATGGCTTCCTCTATGTAACAACGGTGTAAAACATATGTCTCAGATAAATATCGGTCGTGTGCGCATGGGTTGGAAGGGAACTTGGGTTTCCTCTACAACTTACGTTGCACAAGATGCTGTGTACTATTACGGCGAAACATTTGTTGCTCGTATTGACGTTCCTGTTGGTACAGCGACAACTAACACAACCTACTGGCAACAAGTTGCTCAGAAAGGTACAAACGGTTCTGACGGCTCTGATGGTGCTACAGGCCCACAAGGCCCTCAAGGTGACCAAGGCATCGAAGGTGACCAAGGCCCACAGGGTATCCAAGGTGCTACAGGCGCAACAGGTCCGACAGGTGCTATAGGTGCTACAGGCCCTGCAGGTGATGATGGTGCTACAGGTGCTACAGGTCCTCAAGGACCCATCGGGAATACCGGTGCCACAGGCCCACAAGGCCCACAAGGTGATGACGGAGACACTGGCGCTCAAGGTATCCAAGGACCTATCGGCAATACTGGCGCGACAGGCGGTATCGGAGCGACAGGCCCTGCAGGTGATGATGGTGCTACAGGTGCCACAGGCTCACAAGGTCCTATCGGAAATACAGGCCCTACAGGTTCTACAGGCTCTCAAGGACCTATTGGTCTTACAGGCTCAACTGGTTCTACAGGCCCACAAGGTCCTATCGGAAATACAGGCGCAGTTGGCCCTCAAGGACCACAGGGCGATGATGGCGACACTGGCCCGCAGGGTATTCAAGGACCTACTGGCAACACAGGCGGAACAGGTCCTCAAGGTGCTACAGGTGCGACGGGTCCTCAAGGTTCTACAGGTGGAACAGGTGCGACCGGAGCAATCGGGCCTCAAGGCCCTCAAGGTGGTACAGGCTCTACAGGTGCTACCGGCTCAACAGGCCCTGCCCCAGACCACAACTGGTCAGGCTACAGTCTGCGGTTTGAAAACCCTAATGGAACTCAAGGCTCCTACACAAACCTTCGCGGTTCTACAGGTGCCACTGGACCACAAGGTCCTACAGGCTCACAAGGCCCAAAAGGTAATACCGGTGCTGCAGGTGCTACAGGTGGTCAAGGTATCCAAGGTCAGACAGGCCCTCAAGGTTCTACAGGTCCACAAGGCGGTACGGGTCCACAAGGTTCTACAGGCCCTAAAGGCGATAAAGGTAACACCGGTAATACAGGTGCCACTGGCGGTACAGGTGCGGTTGGTCCGGCAGGTCCGACAGGTCCTCAAGGTGCTACAGGTGCTACAGGTTCAGCAGGGGCTACTGGTAATCAAGGACCGCAAGGAAATGCTGGCTCCAATGGTGCAACAGGTCCTCGAGGCAATACTGGTGCTACAGGTTCTACAGGTGCTACAGGTCCAGCAGGTCCATCAGCAAAGTGGTTCTCAAATTCAGGCGCATCAACCGTAAACAGTAATAACGGCACGGTTCTTGGCGGCTCAAACGGTAGGTACTTTCGTACCACTGTAACTGGTCCAACCTACAACAATAGTGTTAATAATGCCAACATAACGGTAAATGGTAATAGCTCTTGGATGTTCTCCGCTAACACGCACGTCCACGGACGTTTCCAAGGCGTTTCAGGAGTAAGAAGCAACAGTGCATATTACGGGCAGAACGTCAAAGTGTTTCAGGGATACGTTGCGAATGGTGGGAACGTAAGTATTAGTGGTTCAGCAGGTTCCACAACAGTCTGGTGGAACGCTTAATGCTTCTCTTTAATAGGAAGCCTATAATAAGTTTTCATACGACCGCTGAGAAACTTAACTCAATCCCTCACCCAGTACCTGCATCAAGGGCAATGCCCTTATGGTTTAAGAATTTAAAACCTAAACCTGATGGACATGAAGAATGGGAAGCTGGCACAGTTAAGCGTTGTATGCCCGTGTTAGATGCAGTTTCTCAGGGTTATATCATACCATTATGGGCAGACTTACATGTTGAGGTGGCAGTTTCCCATAACTTCTATAACAGCCAAGACAAGCTGGTATTATCTGATGTAGTTCCCAATCCAGAAACGCTTATTGGAACAGTAGATAAAGAAACCCATGAGGTTATTTCCAGCTATAAAGCAGACGACAATCTTGCAATTCAGATGCGTTTTTCTAATGATAACGATAACGAAGAGACGATTGGTGCTCATAGCTGGGACCAAGTGGGGCAAGCCTGTATGTTGAAAAAGTTTAAGTTGGGTAAAGTCCTGCTTAAACTTATCAATCCTTGGGTTATTGAAACCTCTGAAGGCTACTCAATAAAATTCCAAAACCCCGCGAACAACTGGGACTACGACATACAACTAATAGAAGGTGTCGTGGATACAGATAGATATTACGCCAACGTAAACCTTCCATTCGTATGGACAGGGTCTGAGGTTGGAACTTTCCTTATCCCCTGTGGGACACCTATTGCTCAAATCATACCCTTTAAGAGAGAGCGGATGGATATGGAGTTAGGTGTTGTCGATAAAGATAAGGTGGCGGAAGTTAACACGCGCCTGACAACTAAATTTTTCAATAGATACAAACAATTCTATTGGAATAAAAAATAAGGATACATCATGTATTATTTAATTTCAGGTACAGAAATTCTCGCTGGAAACAGTGAAAGAGAGTTTGTGGAAATAGATCAGGCAGAACTTGGCGGCGTCATAGTTGAGGATGACTATGAAGGTTATAATGATGGGTACGCGTATCTTAATGGAACCTTCTCTAAAAAAGCAGAGACGGCTTACACAGAACGGACCCTCGAACGGACTGAAGAGTTCGCAGAGACGTTGAACGTCCTTAACCCTTTATGGTTCAACTCCCTCTCTTCCCAACAGCAAACCGACTTGGGTGTATGGAGAGACGAGTGGTTGGATTATCCAGAAACAGGCATCAAACCTACTCGGCCAGTAGGTATTTTCTAAAGGAAACACTATGACAATTACAGTAGACAATCTAGGCGACTACGGCATCGGTCATAACTTCACAGCAGCAATCTATCCTCAAGATATTGAGTACGTTGTGTACGGTGAAGCGTTTGACAATGAGATGGTCGAAACAGACCCAACCGTAAATGGCGGGTCTACAGCTTGGTTTAAAGAACCTAGCTATGACCGCTGGTGGAAAGTAGGGCCTCGAGGCTCTAACGACTAAACTTGAACACAAATGACGGTTGGCACATATCCAAAAGTGTCCCCGCAACTCTCCTCCTCGGTCTGGTTACACAAGCAGCGGCAATAGTCTGGACGGTATCAATGATGATGTCCGACATTAATCGAAACACTGAGAACCTAAATGCCTTCTCGGAGCGTGTGACCAAGGTAGAAGAGATGGTACAGAGCCAAGCGATAAGCATGGCGCGTATCGACGAAAACATCCAACATATACGTGGCGCTGTCGAGAAGATGGCAAGCCAATAAGGAACCACTATGAAACTAGACCCAATCGGCGGTATCGTCGCTGGGCTAGCAACTGGTTTAGACGACCTTTTCACATCAGATGAAGAGCGTGAGGCCGCGAAGTTAAAGTTAATGACTTTGATGCAGCAGCCTCACATTCTCCAAGCAGTCGCAAATATTGAAGGTGCCAAACATCGCTCGATATTTGTGGCTGGTTGGCGTCCAGCTATTGGCTGGATTGCTGCGCTGGGCCTTGCCTATCAGTACCTCGTCTTGCCCTTTGCTACCCTAATCAACGCGTATCTTCCGCTACCTGCGGAACTCCCGAACCTTCAAGGTGAACAGTTGCTGACACTCGTAATGGCCCTGCTTGGCCTCGGTGGAATGCGCACGTTCGAGAAATACACTGGAGTGTCCAAATGACAGACAAAGAAATGATGGCTCTGCTACACAAAACGCTAGCAGAGAACCTCCTCCTTCGCATCCAAGACCCTGAGGCTAAATCGGCTGACCTCAACGTCGCCCGACAGTTCTTAAAGGACAACGGCATTGATGCCTTACCCGCAGAGGGTTCGCCTTTAAGTGACCTAGTGCGTACCCTGCCCGACTTTAGCGATGCTGATTTTGATGTTAGTGAACTGAAGGCTCACTGAAAGATAGCAGTCAGTCGCCACTAAAAAATGCTTGCACTACATCAATAACAAGGCTGTTTGCATTGGGAGCATTTGCAAAAATATTTTGGTGATTTCCTACACCAGCTATATGAAATTTTCCATTCAACCTAGTGCCAGTAGTCAGATGAACTTCGATATATCCAAAGCATAATCCGTTGTTAGCACGAGAGCTAATCACCACTAAATTCAAAGAGTAATACTCACCATGTGCTTTTGGTGTGCCAGCTTCATAAAGATTGCCACCAGCCATACGGATTTTCTCTTCGGCATACTCACGAGACTCGGTAAGATTAGTCCAACAAGCGTCCGTAGCTCTGTCTCCTAAGAAGACATCTATATGTTTGATGCCTTTCAGGTACTCCAATCCTGATTGCTGAGCAAAAGACGCTGAAGTTGAGAACAGCAACACAATAACAGCAAATATACTCTTCAATTTAGTCAAAACTATTGGCCCTTAAATAAATACTATTCACTATTTCTGAAACAAGCCAAACAGCTTGTGAACCGATATGGCTGAGGCTGGTGGCTCTTCTGGTAAAGCATCGTTAGCCGCTGTGTTAACTTGGGATGGCTTATCACCGAAACCGTATTGAAAATCCGCATCAAATACTTCGCGCTCTTCTTTGGTCATTTGAGACACAGATTTGCCCGCGAACGATTTTCTCAGCATCTGCTTTTTGTCTTCATTCATATTCGACCCTAATTCCAATTATTTTGTCTTTCAAAATTTTTATCAAAGGGTTTACCAGTTTCAATACAATAAAAATGATTACTCTTAAGTCGTTTTTGCTTAGCTAACCGCTCACATTCACCGAAGCTCTTTAACCCACTGATTTGAGCAATATAGGAACCATCCCAGTACCTTAATGTTGTGGAAGCAGCGGCAGCCTGCGTGCCGAACGCCATAATCATGCATATTAATACTGCGCGCATAGTTCCATTCCTCAATTAATCTTAATTTGAGACCAATAATACGGATAAATATGTTCAAAGCAAACACCTCGCTTGGTATCCCCATAGCGAAAGACCCGCTTTCAGATTTTCGAAAGTTCCTTTTCGTTATCTGGAAGCACCTTAACCTCCCCGACCCTACCCCTGTTCAATACGACATCGCCTACAACCTACAGCACGGCGATAAGCGAATGATTATCCAAGCATTCAGAGGGGTGGGTAAATCTTGGATTACCTCAGCCTACGTTGTCTGGCTGCTCTACATGAACCCGCAGTTAAACATCTTGGTCGTATCCGCGTCGAAGTCTCGCTCTGATGACTTCACTACGTTTACCCTAAGGCTCATCAACGAAATGGACATCTTGGCCCACCTGCAGCCAAAGACTGACCAAAGACAGTCCAAGATTAGCTTTGATGTAGCACCCGCTGCCGCGTCCCATGCACCTTCAGTTAAGTCTGTAGGTATCTCAGGTCAGCTGGCTGGCTCTCGAGCCGATGTAATCGTTGCAGATGACATCGAAGTGCCGAACAACTCTATGACCCAAGGGATGCGCGATAAGCTGTCAGAGGCTGTGAAGGAATTTGATGCTATCCTCAAACCAGATGGGCGCATCATCTACCTAGGCACACCTCAAAACCAAGAGAGCCTCTACAACAAATTACCCGACCGTGGATACAAAGTGAGCATCTGGCCCGCTAGGTATCCAAGCGAAGACCAAGCAATAGGATATGGCAATAAACTCGCCCTCCTTATTGATAGAAAACTACAGGCAGACGCTTCTATTGTAAGTCAACCTACAGACCCTAATCGCTTCTCAGACTTTGACTTATTGGAACGCGAAGCATCCTATGGACGCTCTGGTTTTGCGCTACAGTTTATGCTCGATACGAGGCTCTCTGATGCCGAGAGATACCCTCTCAAGGTGTCCGACCTAGTAATCATGGATGTGCCTATCCTAGAGGCCCCTGAGAAGGTCGTATGGTCATCTGACAACCAGTATATCATCGAAGAACTACCCAACGTGGCATTCAACGGTGACCATCTCCATCGACCCATGTTTATGTCCGAACAGTTCGTCGAATATAGCGGCTCAGTGATGTCTATCGACCCCTCAGGACGCGGTAAGGATGAGACTGGGTATGCAGTCGTCAAAATGCTCAACGGCTACCTGTACGTCCGCAGATGCGGTGGTATCGCTGGTGGTTATTCTGAGGAAGCACTGCAGAAACTCGCGGTCATCGCTAAGGAAGAACAGGTCAACGAAATTATCGTCGAGAGCAACTTCGGTGATGGGATGTTTAACCAATTGTTCCTGCCCGTTCTGTCGAAAGTTCATTCGGTAACCATGAGTGAAGTCCGTCATAACACACAGAAGGAACGTCGTATTATCGATGTCCTCGAACCTGTGATGAACCAGCACAGACTGGTGATGGACAAGAAGGTCATCCAGAAGGACTTTGATAGCTGTCAGCACCTGCCCCCTGAGCAAGCACTACGTTACCAACTGATGTATCAGCTGACGCGACTTACGGCTGACCGTGGCGCTCTGACCAATGATGATAGGCTGGATGCTCTAGCTATGGCTTGTCAGTATTGGGTGGATGCGATGGCTCAGGATGCAGAGGTGCGTATGGGTGCGCGTAAAGAGGAACTGATGGTCGCTGAATTGGACAGACTGAAAGCTGCTGCATCAATGGGACTAGCGGTACTTACGGGTCACCAAGGGCAGAAGACCAACAGTCTTAGGTGGTAGGCAGTACCATCTCGAATTTTCCTCAATCGACGAGTTCACAGCCACCAAAGTCGTTCACCAAATATTCTGGAGGAGGACAATAAGGCTCCAAAATAACTAATACAATAAAGGCAACAGTTGTTAGAAGGAGGCCAACCAAAAAGACTTTTATTAAACGAGACATATGCCGGCTCCTGTTACTGCGAAGTATCCAACTATAAGTTTAATATATAGGTGACCTGTAAGTTTGACTATCGATATTCCCCCTACCTTGTAAAAACCCTTATTAATATGACCCATTTCAAAGGTTGCACCTAAGGGTATATCGAAGGGTAATGACCCTATAGGTTGACCTGCATCTTATCTTAATTCGAAGGATAAAATGGACAGGAGATGGAATGCCCTTAAATATGAAGCCGACAGGTAACTGCAGGTTAACTATAGGGTAGCCGCTGGTTAACCAAAAGATTTCGGCAAGAAAATCTGAGGGGATATACGTATATACCTCAAGCGAAACGTCCCCCCTCCGCCTTTGGCTCAAAGCGACACAGAAACCACTGTTTTACCGCCAATTTTACCGTCACCCCTCTCTATATCCATACAAACAAGGGGTGGCGGGGTCATTTGTGACAGTTAAAACAACTGTTACCAGCCAAATCAGTGCAGAATCTCTACGTTTCGTCGGCTTGTTTTGGCTCTCTTTCTTTACTCTATCGTTTTGCAAATTGAGCAGACGGTACATAAAATCATCGGTAATTTTAAATAAATGAGCTGTGTAACGTGCTGTAAATGAACGATAAATAATACGACTTGCAACAAATCTGCACGTAATTGCCATTTTACTCATTTACATAAAATCAAAAGTGTTCTAGAAATATCCACACAGGGTCACCTCCGACACCTGCAGTCAACACGAGGACAAACCACATGGGTTACCACAAGAACGCACAATTCGAAGCTGACGAACTAGACTTCTTCCTTGAGTCAGCACGAGCAGACAATATCGACCTGTACTACCCAGAGCTAGACGGCCACAGAACGACACGCATGATGCCAATCGATACTCGCGGTTCATTCGAAGAAACCGACGGCACACTCTACCACTTCAGCAACTCAGTTGTTTTCGTTCCAGATGACATCCTTGGGATGGTGCAGCCTGTCGTCACAACTGTTCCCAGCTTGCACAAATAAACTCTTTTTTGATTTTAAATACATTAGTCACGGACTGAAAACAGAAGGAACCAACACCATGAATACGCAACTACAACACCACGTAAAAGCTATCGCAGCCGATATTCACGACGGCGCAGGACAACCCTACTGCGACCACTGTGACGAGTTTCATGCGGTAGACTTCGAAGAGGATGAAACTCCCTGCCCTGATTGTGGTGAGGTGATGAAATTCCAAACATTGAGTGGCTATGACTACTTAGAGGACGCCTTGGACATCGAATATTACGTTGCAAGCGACAAGACGTATCTCGGGGCGCGTATCTTGGTTGCCTTTGGTGGTCCCAACATCTGGATCGATACCAAGCGCGGCGAGGTCGAGGGATACTGGGGCGGTGAGACTGCTCGAGCGTCCTTTCACGACGACCCAATGGGCGTCGCAGATGCAATCTCTGAACTGTTTCACTGCTAAGGAGGAAACCCGATGACCATCCAAATCACACAACTGGCTAACCTACAGATTGGCTCCAAGTTCCGTACGTCTCGCGACGGTGTCTCATTCTACCTCGACGGCTACGACAGCAGGTCACGCTGTATGCACATCACCAAGGCGAACGGCGACATCTGCCAAATGCGACCACGCATGAAGGTCTTCTATCACGACGAAGCCACCTACTGACTGACCTATTGGTGTCCAGCAGCCTCCTGCCCCACTGCTGGCATCCCATAGGCCATAAGACCTGTGAAACCCCAACTCGCAAAAAGGAATTTGCATATGAGAAACACTCGAATGAAACAGCCGATGGTGATGTCCAGTGAAGAGCGCGAAGCTACCCTGACGCAATTGGTCCATGAAACGCTAAGCCGCATCGAAGACCACAAGACCGATAGCATGGAAGAAATTTTATCTGCTGATGATTTGCATCACATCACGACTTGGGATGCACGGACATCATTGGGCGCGAAGGTCATCTTCTACGGCTCTCATGGCATCAAGCTAGTCCATGACACTTACGAGGGCGTCGTGACAGCTAGTTGGAATGAACTATCAGTAAGCGAAAGCTATGACACAGACCCTGCAGGGTTCCAGATGGCGACTAGCGACCTTTATTGGGCGCGACGCTCATGATGGTTAAGATTGACGCCGCGGAGGCGATGGAACTTGATGATGTCCTCTACGATATGGAGGGCATGGCTGACTTTTTGCGCGATGTTTATCATGAGCATGAGGTGGCTGCGGACATGGATAAAGCCTGTAATACTTTTGCCAAAATCCTTCAGCGGTTGAAGCAGTCGTGAAAAATACCTTGCAATTTCTTGACATTAAGATAATGTAATCAGAACTGATTTTAAATCAATAATGTTAGGTATCGACGTGAGCGACGAACAGAATAACGCCTTAAACGGGTTAAACTTTGTTAAGGCTTTTGCGACCGCGTACAACAGTAGCGGCGGTTTAAGCAAAGAGAAGGTCTCCATTTTGCACATGGAGGCTTTCTTATTTCTTATGGCACATCGCGACCAAGACGGGATTCCATTACTGAACTTGCAAGAGGCTCTGGGTCACAAGCAAGCGAAGATGCAGCGTATAGCTGTTGCGCTGCAAAACGTAGGCTGGATTACACTCAAGCAAGACCTGCAAGATAGACGTCAAAGAATAGTTCACCTTACCGAAAAAGGTCTTGCGCTTTTTGACAAACTATCACCCTGCTTTTCAGAAGAGAAAAACGACTTCGCCTATCAAGCTGCAAGCAAAGCTATGAAAGCTAACATTGATGAGAAGGCAAAAGAACGTGAAGTTCTGATGGGTGCAGAGAGTCTTCTTGCTGGCGCACCCATTGTCGCAAAAGCATCAATGAATGTGAATGTAGAAGCGGTAGGCGTTGAAGCCGAAGGTTTAGCTGGGAAAGTCCAAAAAGCAGAGCAGAAACGGCAAGCGTTTTACCTCAAAACAGACCTCCGCGCAGTCTTGGCAGCTGGACAACCAGACGCAGGGAAAATTGAAGTAGGCGCAGGTTACGTTAGGACTGACAGAGGTATTGTAACCTATAAGGTACTTTTGAAGCGTCTTCGTGAACGTACGCCGAAAGACGAGTTAGACCAAATGGCCGATGACTGGCAGCAGCAGAGCATGGCCGATGTGGTGGAATATCTCAAATCTGCAAGTGATGCAGAATACGAAAGCATGCTCACCCCCACCCCCAAAACGAGACGGGGTAAGCTGGAAGCTGAGATAGCTCACGCGAATGAGGAAATAGCAGAAGCTGAAGACCAGCTTCGAAAATTTCAAAAACAATTCGACTCAGAACACATATTTGAAACGCCACATTTGAATGCGCAGTGGGTTATGATGCAGGAACAACTTCGGAACGCTAAACATATACAAAGCCTGACCGCAGCCGAGTTAACGCTACTTGATGAAGTTGAATCGCTCAAAGCAGAACTGCGAGACGCGTCGAAGACACCCGAACAAAAAGCAAGAACAGAGGCTTTGCTTGAACAGCAGGAAATCCGAGATATGCTTCAGGATGACTTAGAGTGAAGATACCCAAGGGCATCATAGAGAAGTCTAACGGTAAGTTTGCCGTGCAAACCATGTTGGCAGGTAAACGCCTCAATGGGACGACTGATAGTTTAGAGGACGCGATTGCCCTCAAAAAGCTGATGAAGGCTGGTCAGTACAAATCGGCTTCGCCCCAGAACAGTATTTCAATCACAGACGCCCTCACCGCTTACATCCAGCGCAGAGTATCCACCAGCACCTCAAAGAAGACATCCACGAAGACATTCGATTGGTACAAGCAGACCATCATCGACTTCTTTGGTCCGACCACAAAGCTGGACGGTATCACCTCGGCGCGGGTTCATCTGTTTCAAGATTCTATGACAGACAGTCAGTGGGCCAACACCACCATCAATTATGTTGGGTCGATACTTTACGGTGCAATGACAGACGCCTTTGAACGCGGTCAGATGGTTAATGAACCAACCCGCATGAAAAGCCTGACTGCGACAAACGGACGGATAAGGTTCCTCACTGAACAAGAAGAACATCAGGCTGTTGATTGGTTCGAAAAGAACAACCACGACGACTATAGGGACTTAATGCTGTTCTATATCGAAACGGGCTTTCGTAAGACTGAGGCGCTTGAACTGAAATGGTCAGACATAGACCTCGGCAGAAAACGCATCACGCTATGGGAGACCAAGTCAAACTCGCCCAGAACAATTAATGCTACACCGATGGTTCTTGAGATTTTAAGCCGTCTCAAACTCCGCCAGCACAATATCCCACGCCACGACCAGAAAGTATTTGGTCACATCGCAGAACGCCACTTTGGTCGAACTTGGGTAACCATGAGAACCGCGATAGGACTAAAGGATGACAACCAGTTTGTAGTTCATGCTCTACGTCACACCTGCTGCACACGTTTGATTTCTGCAGGCACTGACTTAAGGACAGTCATGGAATGGATGGGTCATTCCACGCTAGAGATAACCCAAAGATATTCTCACTTCATACCAGAGCGCATGGATGACGCAGCAGAACGTCTAGTTTCCCTACGTGTGAACCAGCCGTAAACCTAAAAATCTGTGCCAAAAGTGTGCCAGAAGTGTGCCAAACTGTGTCAGAAGTGTGCCAAATGAGCCTACTATTTTTCACGTAGCATCCCCTAGAAAAGCAAAAGGCCCCTCACGAAGAGGAGCCTTAAGTTACTGTAAATACAGCGAAATCTGGCAGAGACGAAGGGATTCGAACCCTCGAGACCCTCACGGGCCTACTCCCTTAGCAGGGTAACCAGATGGTTATTTTATGCATTAGTTTCAATTAGTTATTAAAATGCATGCGCTAATTTTGTGCCAATCATGTCTGATGCACGGCCCGCAGCATTGTCTGTGTGGATATAGGTTTCGTCTACTAAGCGTACTGATTTCCAGCCGCCAGCATCCGCAATCGCTTTGCTAGACCACCCTTCTCTCTCCAATGCAGTTGCAAAAGAATGACGTCCAACTTGATGCGTCCCGAGGTATTCGACTCCAGCCCGAACACAGGCTCTTTTAAGAGTGCTGTAGATGTTGTGTCGGTCTGTGTAACCGAACACGCGACCATGCTTGGCAGGTAGCCCCTCCAGCATCTTAACCAGTACGGGGACTAACGTAGCTTTTGCTGGCTCCCCATTCTTTGTCTTTTGTATATGCGCGACCCCCTCTCGCACATCATCAGGCGTTAACGAAATAGCTTCACCGATACGCCGCCCCGTCGTGTGCAAAAAGAGCAGCATCGCAAACAGGTTGGACGGTAACTCTGGCTTCAGAGCGATAAGGTAGTCTACATCCACAGCCTTACGTTTAGGCTTCACGGTAGGAAAAGCCTTTACCTTGATAGGCGCACACCAACCTTGCTGATGCGCATAGTTAATGACTGCTCTGATGGGTGTAATTGCTTGACGGTTCAAGGTTGCTGCAGCGTGGTTTGGATAAGCCTCTTTGGCAGCTTTCCTTACAGCCATTGGTACAATTTTACCCAGAGTGGTCTGTGAAAAACCATCTGGGACCTTATTTAAAAAGCGTGAGTCACCACCGTCTGCAATGTAATGCTCTGCAGCTTCCTTAAAGGTCATAACCGCTTCTGGACCGTACAGGTGTTCCTTCCAAATTCGGGCTTCCATTGCCGCTCGTAACTCTTCGGCTCGCTTTTTGTCCTTCGTCTTCAAAGGTTCCCTTATTCGCTTACCGTCGGGGGTCGTTCCACGGACATAAGCCGATTCACCCCTCCAAAATAAGACTAACTTCATAGTCATCTCCTCTAGTTAAGACCTCGATTCTGAGTCCATGAGGATACTTTGTCAAAGGTATATAGGAATCCGATTACCGTCCGTTGACCGATTTCATAAGAGAAAACCCGTATTCAGTTGATTGATTTCATTTTCGGTAACAGTTGCGGGGCGCATTGCCGCACCTAACTCATCTATTAAAAATCAAAAGTAAGTCTATATATCATATCATCTACTCACCAAAGGGGACGTTCATGACCCCTCACCTAATCAACGCATCCACAACCTAAAGGACATGCATGACAGATTTATACCAAGTACAAGAAAACCTCGAAAAACAGTGCCGAGTGGAAACAGTGCTGAAGTTTGAAAACGAACTATCAGCTAAGATACAGAAAGGTGAGCAATCCTCAACCTACTTCGGGTCACCCCTCATGAAACGCGCTATCGAACCGATGGCCGAACTCATCATCCAAAAACAAAATGAAGTGCAGAAAGGAAAGGCTGGAAACGCAAACATCGCGTTTAAACATATCTCGAAAATGAAACCCGAGGTCGTCGCCTACCATACAGCGCGTATAATCATCGATAGAATCATGTTCACAACACGAATACAGGATTCCGCCATCCGCATCGCTACAGCTTGCGAAGATGAATTGCGCTATATTTCCTTCGATAACCAGCACCCACATCTGTTTAAGAAAATACAGAGTGAAACCACCACCACAGATAAGCGTAAACGCCAAACACTCGTTGCAGCGTACAACCGCTACTGTGAAAAATGGTCGGGATGGTCCAAGACAGACAAAGTACATGTCGGCATGGCTCTGATTAGTCTCTTTATTGACGCGACTGGCTTCGTATTTGAACACCGAGTGAAACGGGAAAAGAACAAGACCGACATTTTCATTAAGCCGACCGAAAGTATCTGTGCCTTCATTGAACAAAACAAAGGTGCTGCCAGCCTTTTAAATCCGATACATTTGCCAATGGTCGTACGACCGCTGGATTGGTCAGGCCCATTTGGTGGCGGCTACATGACCTATCACACCCCTCGATTGCCCTTTATCAAAATAAAGCGAAATGAGCAGGGTAAAAACTATTTCAGCGACTTGAGCAGCGTCATAGAACAAATGAAGCCTGTTTATGACGCGGTGAATACAGTCCAACGAACTGCGTGGCGTATAAATAAATCCGTATTAGAAATATTTGAGACCATAAATGGTGCTGGATTGCTCGTTGCTGGATTGCCATCTCATGAAGAGGTTCCACCTATCCCCTCGCCGTTAGCGACCAGCGCAAAAACCAAAGAACTGAGTGAGGCAGACAAACTGAAGTTCAAGGATTGGAAGCGAAAAGAGGTAGAGCGTCACGAGGCAAACATCATCCTTAAATCTAAGCGACTGATGACGGCAAAGATTGCTTCCATTGCCAATCAATTTGCAGATTTCGATGCAATCTACTTTCCCCACACGATGGATTTTCGAGGAAGGCTGTACCCCGCGCCAATGTATTTAAATCCACAGGGCAATAGCCTTGCAAAAGGCTTGCTCGAATTTTCTCAAGGTAAACCCCTTGGGTCTAATGAGGCTGCGTTTGAATTGGCTGTCCACGGTGCAAACTGCTTTGGCTATGACAAAGTATCCATGGAAGAACGCATTGATTGGGTCGAAGACAACACAGACCGTATCTTGCAGATAGCCAACGACCCGCTAGCGGACCTGTGGTGGGCCAAAGAAGCGGACAGTCCGTGGTGTTTTTTCGCTTTTGCCAAGGAATGGGCAGGCTTCCAACGGGACGGATATGACCACATAAGCCACATCCCTATCGCCAAAGATGGTAGCTGCTCAGGTCTGCAACATTTCTCAGCTGCACTGCGTGACCCTGTAGGGGCAACCGCAACCAATCTAATACCATCAAGCCAGCCAGAGGACATCTACCAACGCGTCATCGACCTCGCACAAGAAAAGATAAAAGTAGACCTAAAGGGCACTAAAGGCGCGTTGGCAAAGGCTTGCTTGGACTATGGATTATCGCGCAAAGCTGCAAAACGATGCACTATGACTAGAGTTTACGGTAGTACGCTGTACTCTTCACGGGCGTTCGTCGCTGAGTATATCAAGGATACAGATGCCCAGCGCCGTCAAGAAAACCCGTCCTATGTCAGCACCCTACATGGTCAGGAATGGGAGGCATCGCTCTATCTGTCTGGCCACATCTGGGCCTCAATCAATGAAACTGTTATCGCCGCAAAAGAAGGAATGGATTGGCTTCAAAAATGTTCTCGCATTCTTGCGGGGGAAAACCTCCCAACGATGTGGACCACCCTAGATGGATTACCCGTCCTACAGCATTATCCAAACACAAGCAGACATCGCATCAAGACAAAATTTGGCGACAAACAGATTTACGTCAGCCTGAGGGAAGAACTGCAGGAAATTGACAAACGCAAACAAGCCAACTCGATTAGCCCGAATTGGGTGCATGCCAATGACGGCTGTCACCTCAGAATGACCGTCAACTTAGCTGCTGGAAACGGTGTTGGCAGCTTTGCAATGATACATGACAGTTTTGGTACACATGCTGCCGATGTCCCAATGCTTAATGCATGTCTGCGCGAAGCGTTTATCGAGCTGTACCTAGATAATGACCCATTGGCGATGTTTCGGGATGAAACTCAACTGTTAACGACAACAGCATTGCCGTCCCTGCCAAAGAAAGGAGAATTGGATTTAACAGCGGTGCGTGAGTCCGAGTTTTTCTTCGCATAATTAGAATTACTTTTGATTTTACTTCAAAGGTTGCACCTAAGCGTATAGGAGGAAACAGCCAATCACAGCACAAACCGAAACCCTAATCCACACCGCCCAATATCTAATAAAATATGGGCAACCCGTACCAATAGATACCCTAACCCGACTACTGGAAATGGGCATCGACATCAAAAAGTTTACATAGGAAGGCCCAATATGGCTCAAAACAACCAGATCAAAATCGTCAGCCCACGCGGCATAGCCGTCTACCCATGGCTAAACCGCCCTGACACTAAGTTCTCCGCAGATGGGGACTTTAAGGTAACCCTAAAAGTTCCAGCTGAGGATGCCTCCCCCCTCATTCAAAAATTGGATGAAATAATCAGCAACTATCAGTCACAACAAACTAAGGCTGACCCTAAGTTAGCTCGATATTCAGTCTCCCCTCCATATGAGGAGGAGATGGATGACCAAGGAAACTTAACAGGCCACTATCTGTTCAAGTTTAAACAGAAGGCTAAAATCCATACAAAGGATGGGCGGGTCATCGACATGAAGGTAGCCCTAGTTGATGCGTCTCGTACTCCAACAAGCGTCAACGTCGGTGGCGGCAGCGAAATCAAAATTGCAGCTACGGTTTTCCCATATGCAATGAGTACAACCAAATCGATTGGTCTATCTCTACGCCCATCCGCCGTTCAAATCTTGTCCCTCGTTTCCAACCAATCAAATGTGGTCTCATTATTTGATGACGAAGAAGGCTTTAAGACTGAAGCAGCCCCATCGGCAAACGATAACTTTAACACCCAAGAGTTAGACACTGCCGCCGACTTCTAAGCGCGGCTGGGTTTCACCTTCCCAAAGCGAACTACGAAAAAACGCAATTAAGAATGGTTGGCGGTCAGGGCTTGAAGAAGCAAATGCCGCCTACCTCTCTGGCAAAGGCATCACGTATGAGTACGAAGAGACGAAGCTCACGTATGCCGTGCCGCAGCGCCAAGCCACTTACACGCCTGATTTCTACGTCACCACCGCGAGTGGTAAAGTAATCGTAGTTGAGACCAAGGGACGGTTCGTTACCGCAGACCGCCAAAAGATGCTGCTCGTCAAAGCGCAGCATCCTCACCTTGATATTCGGATGGTCTTTTCCAACCCGAATACAAAAATCTCAAAAAAATCACGAACCACATATGCCGATTGGTGCGAGAAACATGGCTTTCTCTACGCCAAACAGCTGGTTCCAGAAAGTTGGCTCAATGAATAAAGCAGACGTTAAGTTTATCATTGTTCACTGCGCATACACCCCACCTGACATGGACATTGGTGTCAAAGATATTGACCGATGGCATCGTGAGCGTGGGTGGATGGGCTGTGGATACCACCTTGTCATCAAACGAGATGGCACAGTGGAAGAAGGACGCGCCCTTAATCGACAGGGCGCACATGTCCGAGGAATGAACTCCAAAAGCATTGGCATCTGCCTTGTTGGAGGAATGCGTTCCAAGAACCCAAGTCCAGAAATCAATTACACCGATGAGCAGATGGTCGCTCTACGCGATACCATCGATGACCTCATCGCCGAAGAGTTCCCAGCCGCTCAGGTTAAGGGGCATGTTGATTTCGACAAGGGCAAGACCTGCCCGAACTTTGATGCTGGCCACTGGTACGAACACGAAGAACTCGTGCCGACGTTTTAACCCCCTGCATCAAATCCACAACAATCCAGAAGGCTCACCATTCGGTGGGCCTTTTTCATTTACACCTGACAAATAGGAAAACCCCATGACACAAATGGAAATCGTAAATCACCACCTTAAAAACCACGGCTCAATCACACCACTTGAGGCCCAATCCAACTACAACATTTGGCGCTTAGCTGCCGTGGTTCACAAACTTAAGAACCGAGGCGTTGAAATCTCGCGCCAACTGAAGACCGCACCAAGCGGCTCTCGGTACGCGGTCTACAGCATTGCTGGATAGCGAAAGCGAATACCTCCGCAAAGAACCGTGTCCATCCTGTGGAAGCTCTGACGCCAGAGCCATCTATAGTGATGGACACACTTACTGTTTCTCATGCACGGCCCGCACTCGCGGTGACGATGCTGAGCCTACAAGAAGTGGAACTCGAATGCCGCAAGACTTAATACCGTTTGGGGAAGCCCAAGCGTTGCCCAAGCGTGGCATCACTGACGAAACCTGCCGCAAGTTTGGTTATACGCTCGGTGAATATCACGGCGAACCTGTACAGATTGCGACTTATCGCGATGGCACTGGCACCCCAGTGGCTCAAAAACTGCGGTTCAAAGGCAAACAATTTAAGTTCATCGGGGATACAAAGAAGGCTGGCCTTTATGGTCAGCACCTTTGGCGTAACGAAGGTGGCAAAATGTTATGTTTGGTGGAGGGCGAGGTTGATTGCCTCAGTCTTTCACAAGCCCAAGGAAACCGTTTTCCAGTATGTAGCGTAGGCACAGGCGCAGCTGGTGCAAAGAAAGCAGTGTCGAACTCACTTGAGTTTGTTGAGAGTTTCGAACGCGTCGTCATCATGTTTGACAACGATGAGGCCGGCCGAATGGCAAGCCAAGAAGTTGCCGCCATGCTCTCGGTGGGCAAAGCAGCCATAGCCACCCTACCCCTAAAAGATGCCAACGAAATGCTAGTCGCTGGTAAAGGTGCTGAACTCATCTCTGCAATGTGGGACGCAAAGGTCTACCGCCCAGATGGCATCATCGATGGTCAGAACATGTGGGAAACCATTATAACTGACGAAGAAACCGAGTGCATCGACTACCCATTTGAGGGTTTGAATAAGAAAACCTTGGGTATGCGACGCGGGGAACTGGTCACTATCACAGCTGGTTCTGGCGTTGGTAAGTCGCAGGTCTGTCGCGAAATTGCTTTCGAGCTACTCAAACGTGGTGAGAGCATCGGCTACATTGCTTTGGAAGAGAATACCAAGCGAACAGCTTTGGGCCTTATGGGTCTATCACTGGAAAAGCCGCTTCATCTGTCAAAGGAAGGCATCTCTGAAGGCGCGTTGCGTTCAGCCTTTGATGATACCGTCGGCAGTGGTCGTGTCTTTCTCTACGACCACTTTGGTTCTCTCGCTACAGACAACCTGCTGAACCGTGTGCGGTACTTGGCCAAGGCTTGTGATGTTGGGTGGGTTATACTCGACCACCTCAGCATCGTCGTCTCTGGCGTAGATAATGGAGACGAGCGCAAAGCCATCGACGTCATCATGACGAAGCTGAGGTCCTTGTGCGAAGAGACAGGGATTGGCCTTATTCTTGTATCTCACCTGAAGCGTCCATCGGGCGACAAGGGATGGGAGAACGGTCTTGAAACCAACCTCAACTCACTACGCGGCAGTGCTGCTATCGCACAGCTTTCAGACATCTGTCTGGGTGTTGAGCGCGACCAACAAAGCGACAACCCAAACGTCTCAACAATCCGCATCCTGAAGAACCGATTTACAGGTGAAACAGGGGTCGGATGTTTCGTCCATTACAACAAAGAAACTGGACGGATGGTCGAAGTTGAAGACCCGACGGTCTTTGAAGACGACACCGAAAATGGAGAAGTCACAGAAGACTTTTAAACACGCTAGTCAAAAGGACAGCCTATGAAAAATATACTATTTGATATTGAGACCAATGGATTGTTAGACGAACTTGATGTCGTACATTCACTGGTGATACTCGATATTGATACTGGCAAGATGGTATCTTGCGCCGACCACCAAGACTACACACCAATAACAGATGGCTTGGAATTACTCACCAAAGCAGAGCGCCTTGTCGGTCACAATATACAAGCATTCGACTTACCAGCATTACAAAAAGTGTATGGCTTCACCTACCTTGGTGAGCTATATGATACATTGGTAATGTCACGTTTGGTCTGGTCAGACCTTAAACAGAATGACTTTAAATTCGTGAAGAAAAATCGCGACTTCCCCATGAAGTTGATTGGCTCACATTCTCTGGGTGCGTGGGGCCATCGCCTATCCAACCACAAGATTGAATACTCGGGTGGCTGGGCAGAATGGTCTGAAGAAATGCAGACCTACTGCGAGGGCGACATTTACACCAACCTCACGCTCTACGAAAAAATCATGAGCAAAGAGCCATCGCCCGATAGCATACAATTGGAACATGACTTCGCTGCCATCATTCGTAAGCAGGAAGCACATGGCTTTCCATTCGATGTAACCAAAGCGAATGCATTGCTGGCCAAACTACAGTCCCGCAAAGCTACACTTGAGGCTGAACTCCAAACCGCCTTCCCCCCTTGGGAAATACGTGAGCCGTTCATTCCAAAGGTGAACAACAAAAGCCGCGGCTACCAAAAGGGAGTGATGACGCACAAAGTTAAAAGCGTTGTCTTTAATCCTGCATCACGAGACCACATCGCGAACCGCCTTACGGCTATTCACGGCTGGCAACCTGCAGACTTCACATCCAACGGGAAACCAAAGGTCGATGAAGACGTGCTGAAGAAACTGGATTACCCAGAAGCTGAGGCACTCAATGAGTTCCTACTGCTTAACAAACGCATCGGGCAGCTGGCTGTAGGTCAGAACGCGTGGCTAAAGCTGGTACGTAACGGCAAGATGCACGGTCAGGTCATAACATCAGGTACAGCAACCTTTCGCTGCACGCATATGAGGCCCAACATTAGCCAAACGCCAAGCGTTAATGCACCTTATGGCACTGAATGTCGCGAGTTGTTTCATGCACCCAAAGGCTCAAAGCTAGTTGGTGCTGACCTCTCAGGTTTAGAACTACGCTGCCTCGCCCACTACATGGCAAGGTTTGATGATGGTGCATACTCCGATGAAGTCGTGAACGGAGACGTCCATACAGCCAACCAAAAGGCTGCGGGCTTACCTACACGTAACAATGCCAAGACATTCATCTACGGCTTTCTCTATGGCGCAGGTGCAGCAAAGATTGGCTCAATCGTTGGTGGTTCAGAAGCCGAAGGCAAGAAGCTAATTTCAAAGTTTATGAAGGCTACACCAGCCATCAAGATGCTGCGGGAAGCTGTCGTCAGATCGGTCAAAGTCAAAGGCCACCTAAAAGGACTGGACGGACGTATACTACCAATCCGCTCGGACCACTCAGCACTGAACATGTTACTGCAATCTGCTGGAAGCATTTTGTGTAAACGCTCAACCGTCATCCTGCATGAGAACCTAACCCGACTTGGGTATGTTTTCGGTAAAGACTACGCGCTTGTCGCTCACGTCCATGATGAAGTTCAGCTTATTACCAGAGAGGAAATAGCCGAAATTGTCGGACAACAAGCCGTCACCGCCTTCGAGGAAGCTGGTGCGTACTACGACTTTAACTGCCCAATCACGGGTGAGTTCAAAGTCGGACAGACATGGGCCGACACGCACTGACACTCAACGTCGCAAGCGTAATGCCCGTCGTCAGGAATTGGTGAAACACAAAGGAAGTATCTGCGAGAGATGTAATCAAGAATTTCATTATGTCGCCTTTGACTTCCACCACCAAGACCCAAGCCAAAAGCTCTTCCCATTATCGCAGCGGCACATGAGCCGAGTATGGGACGACCTGATTACCGAAGCGGATAAATGCCACCTGCTGTGCGCTAATTGCCACCGCGTAGTCCACTTCGAAGACGACCCTCAATTTCTCAAAACAACTGAAAAGGATGCTGAATGATAGCAGTTCAATACATGTGTTCACATGGCGACGACGACTTAGTTACAGATGCCGCAAGGGTGTCTTTTCACAAACAGGCCGAGAACTACGGCCCCCACCAAAACGAGCGGCTCATCAATTTCCTCGCAAGAGAAAAACACACCGCTCCATTCACGCATCCCACAGCAACTTTTAGATGCAAAGCGCCCATCTTTATGGCGCGACAGCTAGCAAAACATCAGGTTGGCGGGACTTGGAACGAAGTGAGCCGCCGTTACGTGACGACCAGTCCAGAGTTCTGGAAACCCAATTACTTTCGAGCCTCGGCTGCAGACGTAAAGCAGGGTTCATCCTCCGACCCTCACCGTCGCAGCGATGAGTTCATGGAAGAGTACCTCGACATCTGCATCGATGCTGTTGCCGCTTATAACAAGATGGTCGCGCTTGGTATCTGCACAGAGCAAGCCAGAGCTATCCTCCCACAGGGCGCAATCACTGAATGGGTATGGACTGGTTCCCTACTCTTCTGGTCACGGGTCTATGGACTTCGCAGTGCGGACAACACGCAAGCGGAGACACGAGAGTTCGCTGAGCTACTCGATGCACAGATGACGTCTCTGTACCCAATTTCATGGGAGGCACTCACCAATGGATGAGCCTGATTATGAGATAGCCGTCCTCGCCACGATGTCCGAAGCCATTAGAGGCTTAACCGTCGCATCGGGCAAAACAGAAAACGAACAACTCCAAGCACTAGCAACAACAGCAGCAAGCATTTGTTTAAACATGATGCTTAAAACGCAGCGGCAGCCAGCAAAAGTCCATTCGATGGATGGAGGTAAGCTGCAATGAGGTTCCTCGTTGATGCTGACATTGTAGCGTTTAAAGCAGCCACAAGCTGTGAACGCCCAATCGACTGGGGTGATGGTCTTTGGACTTTGCATAGCTATGAACACGAGGCCATCGACCACTGCCTCAATTACCTCGACAGGCTAAACCACAATCTAGGTCACGGCCAATTAGAGTTGTTTCTCACAGGCGAAAACAACTGGCGAAAAACCATCCTGCCCACATACAAAGCCAATCGCGTGGGGAAGCGGAAGCCTATGCTTCTCAACTTCCTACGTGATTGGATGCAATCAGAACTCAAAGCTGTCCTAGAGGATGGCCTTGAGGCTGATGATTTACTGGGCATCCACGCCACATCAGACCCTGACAACACCACAATCGTCTCAGAGGACAAAGACCTTAAGACCATCCCCTGTCTGCTGTTCAACCCAGCCAAAGACATCAAGGCAAAGCGCATCACAAAATTTGAAGCTGACTATAACCACATGCTCCAAACGCTGACTGGTGACACTGTCGATGGCTACGCGGGATGTCCGACGATTGGCCCCAAAACTGCGGAAAAAATTTTAAAGGATTGCACAACCACTGCTCAGCTTTGGGAGGCAACTCTGGCCGCTTTTAAAAAACAGAAACTTTCAGAAGAAGTGGCAATGGTCCAAGCGCAAGTCGCTCGGATTTGTCGTGCCTCAGACTTTGACACAACCACAAGGAAGGTCATTCCATGGATGATATAATTAACCAACCCGACCATTACACGCAGTACGTTGTTGAACCTATTGAGTTCATAATGACCAACGAAATCGATTTCTGGCGCGGCAACGTCATCAAGTATGTCTGCCGTGCAGGGCATAAATCGTATGAGGGCAAAGACGAGACTGAATCTGAAATCACAGACCTGCGCAAAGCGATGCGTTACTGTGAAATGCGCATCAATATGCTCAACAATGAGACTGACCTTTGATGGGGTTGGACTTAGACACGTACCAAACCCACGCAGCCAAGACCGCCATATACCCAGACAGTGCTGCCCTCGAATATTTAGCCATGGGCTTGATGGCCGAATGTGGTGAACTGGCAGGTCATTTAGCCAAGTGGCTACGCAACGATAACGAGGGCAAAGCATACCCTGCTGAAGCTTTATTGGCTGAAGCTGGAGACGTCCTCTGGTTCATCTCCGAGTTTGCTCGGCTTCATAACAAACCCCTCTCAAATCTTGCCCAAGACAACTTGGACAAACTCGCATCCCGCCAAAAGCGCGGGAAACTTAAAGGCAATGGTGACTACCGATGAACAATAAACACAATCAACCTTATGGCCCATCCCTGCCTATCTCCGAGGAAATTGACCAACTCAAATATCGCCAAACTGGCGAAGATTTTTATGCCAAGGTGGTACGCATTGCTGACGCTCTTAAAGATGGCCCACATCACTTCGAGGATTTTAAGGACGCTATGCGCTACATGCGCTTCCTTCCTGCTGGACGCGTTCAGAATGCGATGGGTGCTGCACGTCAGACCACAGCGTATAATTGCTTTGTGTCTGGGGTTATCGATGACAGCATGGACAGCATCATGCAGCGAGCCACAGAAGCTGCGGAAACGATGCGCCGTGGTGGTGGCATCGGATACGACTTCAGCCGCTTGCGCCCACGAGGTGACCGTATCAAATCACTGGAAAGCAAAGCCTCCGGTGCCGTCTCATTCATGCAGATATTTGATGCAGTGTGCCAGACTATCGCATCCTCAGGTCACCGTAGAGGCGCACAAATGGGTGTCATCCGTATCGACCACCCAGACATTGAACAGTTCATTACGACAAAGAACGATGGCAGTTCGCTATCGGGCTTTAATATTTCAGTCGGCGTGACCGATGAGTTCATGGAATGCCTTGAACAGAAGAAGCCATTCAAGCTGAGGTTTGATCGGGAAGTTCACCGCGAAGTAGACCCTGTAGCCCTTTGGGATATGATTATGCGGTCCACTTGGGACTGGGCAGAACCAGGAGTTTTGTTCATCGATACCATCAATAAGATGAATAATCTCTACTACTGTGAGACTATTGAGGCGACAAACCCATGTGGTGAACAACCGCTGCCGCCCTACGGTGCGTGTTTGCTCGGTTCTTTCAATCTCACAAAGTACGTTGAGGATGGGGTCTTTAATCAGGGACAGTATGAGGCGGACATCGCAACCGTAGTTCGCGCTATGGATAACGTGATTGACCGCACCATCTACCCTCTCCCAGCACAGGAACTTGAGGCTAAGAACAAGCGTCGGATGGGTCTCGGCATCACAGGCTTAGCCAACGCTGCTGAGATGTGTGGGCATCCCTATGCTTCACCTGAGTTTATGAAGTTTGCGGAGGGTATCCTAAGCACACTGCGTGACCACACGTACTTCACCAGCTCAACGCTAGCTGCAGAGAAAGGTTCATTCCCACTCTATGATGCGGATAAATTCTTAAAGAGTAAGTTCATCCAGACGCTGCCAGAGTGGGTTCAAGAAAAGATACGGGTGAATGGTATTCGCAATTCACACCTCACTTCTATCGCACCTACAGGCACTATCAGCCTCACCGCCGATAACGTCAGCAGTGGCATTGAGCCGCCCTTCTCTCTCTTCTACGACCGAACCATCCAACAGTTTGATGGCTTCCAAGTGGAACGTGTTGAAGACTATGCGTACCGCCAAGGTGTTCATGGACGAACAGCCAATGAGATTTCAGCACAGGACCACTTAGCAGTCTTAGAATTGTCTTCAAAATACGTGGATAGTGCTGTTTCAAAGACCTGCAACGTGGGTGATGGCGTCAGCTATGACGAGTTCAAAAGCCTATACTTTGATGCTTGGAAAGCTGGTTGCAAAGGCATCACAACATTCCGCGCAGCTGGCAAACGCTATGGCATTCTCAATGAAGTTAAAGCTGAGGAAAAACCAGCCGCAGAGGCTTGTTACATCGACGCTAATACTGGCCAGAAAAGCTGTGAGTGATTAAAATTCCTCACAATTTATGGGTTCTATCAAATGATTTGTTGTTGGACTAATGTGTATAGTGCCATCTGCTCCACGCGCAAAAAAGTGGTGCCTTAATTCTAGGGGTTTTGTTGCTTTAGACCCATCTTCAGGCTTTTCGTAAAGTATTTGTGCTGTACTGACATAGTCCCTTTGGAATTCGGTTTCTTGTTTCATAAAAACGCAAAATCCCTTTTTGCAAGTCCAGTTAATCACATCCCCATCTATGTCAATCATAACCATTTTGTCCGAAAAAATAGTGTACTGGGCGGTGGATGCCTTACAACTCCAAGAAGCATACTCAGCGGTAGCCGTGTTACCAAACAACATGGCCACACCCAATCCAAGCATAAACTGTTTCAAAATGTTTACTCCTTACATTGGCGTTAATACTGGCCAAAAAGTTGCGAGTGATTACCTATTCGCTTGAGCCAAACTGGCCAGTAAGGCCGCAAGCAAAGAAGGTTGTAACGATAATGTCCTTCTCTGCTTTGGTCATGTAGATACGATTACCAGAACTATCGTATACATTGCTCAGTGAATCGTAGGCTTTCTGTGTAGACTTCGATTGTCCTTGCTCGCTTAGATGTAGCTGATTCAAAAATCTGGCGTAAATACTTGCATGTACGTCTTTATCCGAGAACAATCCCGCCCCCTCGTAACTTTTACTGAATAAGTGCAAGGATACGTCAGAAGGTACACCGTTCAATATATTTCGTAAGAGCTCAACGAAACTACTTACGTCGCAAGGTTTGTAAAACTCGGACAGATTAGCGCCAAAGAACCGTGATATGGTGTCATCCTCGGTATACAACTCGCCAAAAGATTCTCTATCGGTGTGATGCGCATTTACTTGCGCAACGCCAGACAAAACAAAAACAACACTCAATAAAATTTGTCTCATCAACGCCCCTAACTCAAACATCTCAAACGATAAACTTGTCCTTTCATTAGGGCAAGTTTTGTTTGTTGCACTAAAGAGGATAACAAATGTTTCCATTCATTTCCAATGACCTAATCGACGAACTGAATACGCGCTTTCCCGAGAAAAGCCCTCATCAAGATGAAGACCATTCGCAGCTTATGTGGCGTGGAGGTCAGCGGTCGGTTGTCGAACTATTAAATCAAATTCATGAGGACCAATTGGCCTCTCACTTAGGAGAATAACTATGTGCTTTGGCGGCTCACCTGAACCAGCACCCCCACCAGCAGCCCCCGCTGCTGTAAATCCGGTCCTTACAAATATGTATGACCCAAGTAACCCTGAGAGCGGCATGGCAGCTGAAAAAGGTGCAGTGCAAAACAAAGCTAAAGGTACGTCCCAGCTTAAAGTCGACCTAGACCCTACCGTGAGTAACCTCGGTAAAGGTACTGGTCTCCAAATTAACAAGTGAGAAACTGAATGAGTATGGGAACCGCTGAAGCGCGTTACCACCAACTCGAACAGTCGCGTCAATCATATCTAGATCGAGCAAGAGACTGCTCGTTGCTGACAATTCCCTCCCTAATACCGCAGGATGCCCATAACGAGACGAGTGATTTATACACTCCGTTTCAAGGTATCGGTGCGCGTGGAGTGAACAACCTAGCATCGAAGCTATCTCTTGCTCTGATGCCACCGAACTCCCCCTTCTTCCGTTTCATGGTTGAGCCTTACACCTTAAAGGATTTGGCCGAAGATGAAGCAGCACGAACCCAGATTGAACAACAATTGGGTGAGTATGAGCGGGCAGTTATGTCGGAGATTGAAACGTCTGGTGACCGAGTAGCGGTACATGAAGCACTTAAACATCTAATCGTAGGCGGTAATGTCCTCCTACAAGTTGGCCCCGAGAAAACACGCGTAATTCATTTAGACAGTTACGTTGTTTCTCGCGCACCCAACGGCGAAGTCCTCGAAATCGTTACTGTTGAGCATGTCTCTCCTAACGCTCTGGATAAAGCGACTGCCGCTAATATCTCTGGCAAACTGGAAGGTGATGAAAAGACTGTTGAAGTCTACACTCACGTTCAACGTAAAAACGAGTTCTTCAACGTATACCAAGAAGTCAAAGGCACAGTCGTCAGTGGCTCCAAAGGCAAATACAAGAAAAACAACGTACCCTTCCTGCCCCTCCGCTTTTCCCGCATCGACGGTGAAGACTATGGGCGCGGGTTTGTAGAAGAGCTTCTGGGTGACCTCAGGTCCCTCGAGGGTCTGTCCCAAGCTATCGTTGAAGGTGCTGCAGCTGCAGCCAAGGTTCTCTTTATGGTGAACCCAAACGGCACAACACGTATGCGCACAATCGCGCAAGCTGAAAACACTGCCATCATCGAAGGCAATCGCAACGATGTTTCAGTGCTTCAGATGGACAAGTTCAACGACTTCCGCGTGGCCTATCAGGCAATGCAGGGAATTGAAGAGCGTCTGTCTCAGCAGTTCATGCTGCAATCATCGGTTCAACGTAACGGTGAGCGGGTGACCGCAGAGGAAATTCGTTACCTCGCCGGTGAGTTAGAAGACACATTGTCAGGTATCTATTCGATCTTGTCGCAAGAATTTCAGCTACCTTACGTTAACCGTAAGATTGAGGTTTTAACCAAAGCAAAGAAACTTCCAAAGCTGCCTGAGAACGTGGTCAAACCTACTATCGTTACAGGTATGGAAGCACTCGGTCGCGGCCATGACCTGCGTAAACTGGACATGTTTATTCAAGGTATGACCCAAGCGTTAGGACCAGAGGTTCTTCAGCAATACGTCAACTTACAAGATTACATAAAACGTCGAGCCACAGCCCTCGGAATTGAGACTGAAGGCTTGATTAAAACCCAAGAACAAATCGCCCAAGAACAGCAACAGGCTCAGCAGCAACAAATGTTAATGCAAGCTGGACCGTCTGCAATTCAAGAAGGCGCTAAAGCATTAGGAAACTCTTATGTCGAAGCCCAAAGACAACAAGGCGGAGGAGAAAGCTAAAGCTGTAGAAGCTAAGCCAACCCCTACCCCTGAAAAGAAACCACTGGCTGCACCTGCCGTATCTAAAGGCGTATCCAAAATTACACGGATCGATTACTAAATATGGCAGAAAGCATCACAATCACAGAAGACGATACTGGCCCAGAGGCACCCGTTGCTGAGGATAACCAATCTGAACGTCCTGAATGGTTGCCTGAAAAGTTTAGCTCTCCCGAAGACCTAGCAAAATCTTACAGTGAACTTGAAAAGAAACTCTCTGGTCCTGCAGATGAAACTGCACCTGAGACTGAGGCACCTAAAAGTGAACCTCCAAGTTTCGATAAGTTCTCTGAGGAATTTGCTAGCTCTGGTGAGTTAGGCGAGGAAAGCTACGCAGAACTTGAGACTATGGGTTACCCGAAAGAAATGGTGGAAACCTACATCAAGGGTATGCAATCCGCTCAGACAGCAGATGCAGACGCAGTGATGGAAGTCGCTGGCGGAAAAGACGGTTATCAAGAGTTAACTGACTGGGCGAGAGACAGTCTCGCGACAAACGAATTAGAACTATACAACCAGATGGTTGGGACAAGCACTGAGAATGCAAAGATGGCGGTCGAGTGGCTGCAATCTAAGCGTGAAGCAGTAGAAGGTTCAGAGCCTTCCCTGCTCTCTGGCAAACCTCAGGGTCCATCCAAGGATGAGTTTCGTTCTACTGCGGAAGTAGTAGCTGCGATGAAGGACCCACGGTACGGCAAAGACACCGCGTACACTCAAGACGTGGAAGACAAGCTCGGTCGGTCCTCAGTATTTTAAAAGGATATTAAGATGCCAAAAGGAAAAGGGGCTTACGGTAAAAAAGTAGGTCGTCCACCAAAGAAAAAGTAAATAATCTGGCGGGGGGTTAATCCCCCGTCACTTGTCGTTCCTATCCCTATGACCAACTGAACCAACGACATTCAGGCCCATAAAAATACAAGCAAAAAGACTGATAAGGGCTAACCAAAAAGGGCCGTCTCCTTGAGTAATGTAATATCCTGAAGCAAATCCAGCGATGCCACCAGCGTAGACGAGGAACATAGGTAGTATATCTCCCTCCTCCCAAAGCGAGTAAACATGGTAGATTATAGCAATCACCACTGCGGGGGGCAGGAACGCTACACCAAGACTAGTCCAAGTATCTGCATATGAGCCATCGATGAATGGATCGAGCCACTGATTGAAAAACTTCCAAAACATAACAAATCCTTAATGGGTCAAATGTCATGCCTTCTTAGGCAGACGGACTATCAACTATGAACAACGGGGCCGCTCGCGAGCGACAACCACGCTTAGACATAACGACAGTCATTTCCCCTTACAATAATTTTGGATTTATAAAATGACCAACGTAACCCCATCACGCTTGGGTGTTGTCAACAAGGCGACCCCAGCAGACAACGCAGCAGCTTCGGCTCTGTTCCTTAAAGTCTTTGCCGGTGAAGTTCTAACCGCATTTGACGAAGTAAACGTAATGAAGGACCTGCACGTCTCACGCACCATCGCGTCAGGTAAATCAGCGTCCTTCCCAGTGACTGGTAAAGCCAACGCTGCTTACCACACTGTAGGTACACCTT